CTTTATGGTTTCAATAGACGGCTCTTGATTTTTGTCGATGTTTGAGTTCATGGCTTATCACAATATTGTTTATGATATTGTTTAGAACATCGGAACATATTTCGCGGATCTCGTTCGTTTCCGTTTTGATACCAATAGAAAAATTGAAGTGGAATTGTTTATAGTTAGACGACTTAAGATGTATTCCAAATCAACTCACAAAATCGTAAAGGCGGTCTACGCAGCACCAGAAAGGGCATTTTGTGTCCCAAAGAACTGGGATTTAGATGACGTAGAAATTATATTTGACGAGTTTTATTATAAAGGCGTTAAACAAGACGTGCCGAGTGTGTTACAGGATTCGGAAATGAAAATTGTGTACGACGTCACGGAGGACATGGACGATGATTTAATTGCTTGGTTCGATTGCGAAGCCGACGAAGACGCCGAATAAACCAATCTATACAATCACATATTTTTTTTGATTCCAAAGTAAAAATTGAATTAGATAATTTTATAATTAAAAGCACCAGATGGCTACCGTATGCGAGTATTGTGGTTCGGTAACGAATGGACTCAGTCTTACCCAGACCAAACACAACGTAAGTACCTACGGACAGAAGAATCATACGTCGTCTAACACGAAAATGATACTATGTAGTGTAATCTGTGTCAGAGCCAAGAATAAAGCCACTGTCCGCCTGGACATAGTAAAGTATATTGATACACTTAATATTGGAAGGCTTATGGCGAGACATCTTCTTAAAAAAGACGAAGTCACGTTTAATTTGTATATGCTTAACGCCATTCAATTTTTGAAAACAAACATAACGAAGAAGGAATTTTTAGCCTCGGCAGCGGAAGCACTCGAAGAAGCCACCGACACAAAAGACGAATCTTATTTAAAGGTGGTATGTTTTACCCAAGCACGAGCCGTCGTGTTACGGGAGCTGGCGGAGGAGGTTCATTTAAAAATGAACTTTATATAAATCTAGGTATCTGTGCTTGTAAGTCTGCGTGTTCAAATTACCAAAGGCGTATATTTTTTTTATCCTTTTGATACCAAAGCAAAAATTGAAAAGTATTATTTTATAATTAGAAGCTCAAAATGGCGACCAAATGCGCGTATTGCGAAACGGCGTGTGCTGAAACTGTCGCCGGTGAGCAGATGACGGAGAAGATAAATTCCTATGGGCAGAAGACCAAGGTGTCCGTCAAGCCGCCTATGGTATGTAGTGACATATGTTTGCGGGCTATGAATAAAAGGGGTCTTCGCGGAAATCTAGAACAGCAACTTGTAGAATTGTCTGCTATTGACCGCGTGTTGCGTGAGCAACATCCTTTTATAGGTGTGTTTGTCTCAAAGACGATTCTGTTCTATAAATCGGAAATAACACGCAAGGTCTACTTAGAGGCTGCCTCGGAGACGATAGAACTCGTCAATGCGTTACAAGACGAAAAGCTTTTACAAATCGTCTGTCATGCCCAAGCTTGGGCGATTCGATTAGAGCAAGCACTTAAAACACACAAGGTCAAGTTCCCGTGGTAAACGATTTATACAACCCCATATTTTTATTCTGTTTTGATATCAAAGTAAAAATTGAAATGGATTTGTTTATAGATAGACTCTTAAGATGGCGAACAATACGGTGACCAAGATGGCGATCAAAGACGAGACACACAAACTCATTACAGCGGAGTACGACGGACCAGATACTATGTATTGTGTTCCCAGGGAATGGGACCTAGACGACATCGAAGTTCGCTGGGGCATATTTTACTACAAAGGCGTGGAGCAAGAGCTACCACAACTGGTGCTCGAACCAGACGGCAAGCGTCCGAAAAGGATTTACGAAGACGAAGACAATGATGTGTCGACTTACTTCGATTGCGAAGACGAATCCGAATAATCCAATCTATACAATCACATATTTTTTTTATCCGTTTGAGACCAATCTAAAAATTGAAGTAGAATTATTTATACTTGGAAGCTCAAAATGTTGTGCGTGTATTGCGGTTCAAAAACCATCCACAAATGCTATGAGTCGACAGTGACCAAGGTGAGTTCCTATGGGCAAAAGACTGTAATCGATTCCAAGACCGAAGACCGCGTCTGTTCGGACATCTGTGCGAAAGCCTTGAACAAGGCAGCCATTAAATCAAACATAAAATCGCATATGACTACGGTGGCTAAGTTGCTAAGAATGACCAATCCTGAATCTCCACTCAACTTATATGTACTCGCGTCGTTTAAATTTATAAATGGGGAGATGACCCGCAAAGACTTCTTAGACACGGTATCGGCAGCCATCGAAGACGCCAATGAAGCTGAGAACGAGGCGTATTTACAATGGCTTTGCTATACACACAAAACGACGATCGTGCTGGAGCAGTATGCGAAGGACGTCAAGCTGAAAGTACACATGGACTTGTTTCAACTATACGCGACCTTGTACGGAACATAAGTTTCTATACAACCCTATATTTTTTTTATCCTTTTGAGTCCAATCTAAAAATTGAAGTAGAATTATTTATAATTGGAAGTTCAACATGGCGACCAAATGCGTGTATTGCGAAATCACTATGTCCAGTCGTCCTTCACCGATGACGGTGACAAGTATAAATTCGTATGGGCAAAAAACCGAATGCGTGGAGGATTGCGACCTTCCGATTTGTAGCCGACTATGTGGTAGAGCACACAACAAGCGCCGACTCCAATTGGATGTATTCTATGAAGTGACGTGGATGACGCAACAACCTAAATTGAAAGACTGGACGGCGTATACGCACGCGGTGATACATTTTATAGACGGCACGATGGAACTCAAAGAATTTCAAGACATAACCTCGCGTGCGATTGAGAACGCTACTGAACTCAAACATGAGAAGTATTTACAAGCCGTCTGTGGAAGCCAATCACGCGTGCTATTTTTAGAACAAAAGAAAAAAGAATGGCGCGTAAACATCGATTGGAGCAAGTGGACGCCAGAATCTTGAGATAAATTGATTCTATATTTTTTATCCGAATTGATATAAACAGTTCGTCTTTATATCAATTGGCGTTTTAGGTGATTCATAATAAACTCGTTCAATAACAGAAGTCGTTTGGTGTTATAATAGTTGCGATTGTTTTTAAACTTTAACTTAATGCTGTTCCGCTCGTAATAGATCGCGTTATATTTTTTAATTTTGTCAGCATTGGATTCGTTCCAGTCTTTGATATAGGTCTTGCGCTGTTCGAGGTGCGCCAGTCGCCATTCCGCTGCCGCGTTCGGATTACCACCCGCCCTGTTGATATTGATATTTTTAATTTGGCTTTGATGATATCCTTGTCTCGCCCGAAGCTCCGCGCGTGACGCACAACAAACGCTCTCTATTAAGGTTATAGTAGGTGAGCCGTTTTTGAACAATTCGAAGGACGAGTTATAACCGAGTCCTGTTTTAAGCCAACGATTAAAATCCAATCGATGGTTACCCAAGCGTTGTCTAAGTCGAGGGTTAATGGTGGATCCAAGGAAGGTCAAGTCGCCTTGGTCGAGACGATATATTTTACCGTACATACTTAAAGCATACGATTAGTCTTTATATACTAATCGGGTGTCCTTGGATTGTAATATTCAAAGGTGCGATCGCGATACGACGAATCGACCAGTACTTCTCCTTGGTTTACAATATACATTCCACTCTCTATCCACCCGTACTCGATCTCGTAGGTGGCTCGAATCCACACGCCGTATTTACTCGATAACTCCAACAACTGATTACGCGGTGGCGTCCAACGCGAATACAATTTAAATTTTAAAACGGGTTGCGTGGTTATCAACTTACAACAATCGAGTGGTGCGTCGGCGTAATGGTGACGAAAAGCGTCGAGGGCGTATGGACCAATCATCTCGATCGTAGACCAACAATCATTTGGCATTACTATAAATTGAAGTAAGTCTTTATATAAAGAAAAGTATTACAATGATGGACCAAGAACTGGAATTCGAAGACGCGCCTTTTACGATATCCCTGGACGAGCCGCTGGACACGGTATTTTCCCACGAACCCGTATTGTATATTATTCACCAATGCTGTGGCGGCGTAAAGAAAATATACATCCTTCGATCCAGTCGACCCATCACTTACCGCGTATTGATTCGGCAATTAATTCGGCAAGGACTTCGACCGCGTTGTAATCACCTATTTTTGGAAGGATTGGATGTGGTAGGTTACCAAACCTACGCGCTGTCGTTTGGTTCCTAACCAGGAACTGCGTCGCGGGACCCCGCACGAGAGGGTTTAAGGGACGAAGTCCTTTACCCGGACCCCGCAAAGGGTCTATACCATAAAAACGGGAGTCCCTAATAGTATATACTTAAATGAATATAAAGACGCATTGCGAATATATATAATATGAACGAATCAGTCGAGTCCGAAGACGAGTACACCCCAGAGGAAGAGTTGATGAAAAAGCTTAGTCTTGGCACTGAAAACGCGATTGATCACGATTTCGTGGATGCCTTGGAGGAAAAAGACGGCTATTTACATTTAAAAGGAACGTATGCTCATTTTTTGACTCGAAACCCGACTATACACGACCGTTATAACTTCTCGGTCTTTTTAAAAACATTCTTAGGACTAAAAAAGACGGTGATCTCCACCATTATGAGAGAAATCAGTCTGTTGATGAACCAATTTAATCCGCCTCGTAACCAAAACGGCGACGCGCCCGAATCGATCACCCTATCCGATTTTCATCCCATTGGTTTACCTTTGACCTTTAAAGTGCTTATTCCTTATTTGGTAAGTCGAAACGAACTGAATTTGATTCAAAGCATACCCACGGCTGTGATATATCAGAAATTGATCGACGAACTAAATCCGACCAATTGTTCTATTTATAACACCTTGTTTCTATTAAAGCAATCCTATGAGGCGTATAAAGTAGACGGGCGTGCCATCGACCAGTATTTACCCGTGTCGTGGGAGGAATTACAAACCTACTTGATCAAGCATCCATCCAAGGACCTGTGGTCCTCTAAATATAACAAACAGGTAGAAAATGAGATTTATAACTATTTCATGAAACAAAAAAACTACTCCCTAATGGAACCAGTAGATTTTAAGCGGGTTTCAGCCGTTGGCTTGACCTTAAATCACGAGCAAAAACAAGCCATCGCCGATGCCGTAGAGAATCGTATAACTCTATTACAGGGCAACGCGGGTTGTGGTAAATCAACCATATCGATGATCGTAGCGAAGGTGTTTAAAAAAAAACGACAATCTGTCTTATTTTTAACGATTTCGGCGAAGGCGCGAAACCTATTACGCGAGAAAATAGTTCGTGCTTTTCCAGAAAACAAACCAGATGCCCATACTTACGCTAGGTGGATTAGAAGTGGATGTCAACCCTATGACAATATTATTGTAGACGAAGCGTCTATGATTGGCAACGATCAACTACATACCTTATTACGAGCAACATCAATCCGTCTGATATTGATGGGGGACGCCAAACAGATTTTACCCGTGTGCCAGGTAGGCTGTCCATTTATCGGACTACAAGAGTGTATGAAGACAAGCGTGTTAACGATCCAGAACCGACAAGCGGCTGATAACCCGATTGTTAAATTTGTCCAGCAAACCGTGGACAAAGAACCAGCGACATTGCCCGAATACAACGGTGAGTCAGAAGGTGTATTTTTTAAAACCTCCGACGAAGACGAATTTCTTTCTTTTTATACCAAGTTCTATGGGAAAGTAAAGGATTTCTTTTGTATAAAATCTAAGCACTACCAATTGTTATCCGACCGTCTCCAGGAGACCATTCAAAAAGATAAATACCCTATTCACGAGCGACGCTACGGACCGTTTCTTAAAATTTATCTGGACGACCCAGTGATGAGAGTAACTGCCACGAAATTGTCTATAAAGACGGGCGATAGATACGAGATTGTGGAAGTGACGAACGGGACCTTTGGAATCAAGACGCAAACTGGGGTAATTTACACTCAAAAACATAACGGCGTTCCCGTGGAAGAGAAAACGAATTATTTGTTTAACGAGTTTCAACTTGGTTACGCCCAGTCCGCTCATAAGACCCAGGGTTCAGAATACAATGTTGTATTGGTGGCTCTTCACGATAAGAACCCCTTTCTACGCGAAGGAGACAAAAACATTTTTTACACCTCCATCACGCGGTCTAAACAACTACTCATATTATGCGGCAATGCGGGTGATCGAAAACGCGTCATACAGACTATGACCTCGGAATTTGCCAGTCCTATACACACTTACGATAGTCCTATGGGCGTAGATCCAAAATATAATGTAAAACGACGGCATGGGTGGTATACAATGACCTCTACTCCCGTTCCAAACTTTCTACCTCGTTCGACCTCACCTTTTGACAAAGCGGTGTGTCAAGTATTGGACGATACTTATCTATGTAAGTGTGGTGTCCGACTAAAAAAGTCGTCAAAGAAAGCACACGAACAAACAAAAAAACACAAAGCCTTTAAAATTGATTTTTAAATACACAGCCTGTCGACTCCATGCCTGACTACCAGAAAACACAAATATACAGCATCGTGTCTAATTTGACCAAGGAATTTTATATTGGCTCTACCACAGATTTTATAGGAGCGAGATATCACCACAAGAGTTGTTGTCATAATGTAAGCGGTAAACAATACAACTACAAATTATACCAAATGATTCGTGCGAAGGGCGGCTGGATGTCTTGGACAATGTCGCGGATCGAAGCTTATCCGTGTACGAGTAAATCCGAGGCTAGGCAACGAGAACTTTATTGGTTTCAATTAATCAGGGACTCGCAGATCCGACACACCTACATACCTGCTCCCCTACATACCTACATACCGACCTACCAAATTGAAATTGCGGAAAAATTGAAGATAAATAAATAGAACTTTATAGTGTATGAAAAGACAACGACCGTATATCCTAAGCGATATTTTTTACGATTTCAAATTACTTATGGGCAAGGACAGCGACGGCGACGAGCGGGTCTTGAATCCAGCCGATACAAAAGAAATATTGGACATAACCCTAGGCAAGGCATTTGCCTCAATCAATTGCGAGGAATTCAATCCTCATTTATACTACGACGGCATCTATTGGGGAAGCGAGGACTACAACCAATTGATTGAAAAATATGTGGGTCTTCACATGGAATGGCATAATCCGTGTATCGCCTTATTATACATCGACGACGAAGACAGCGACAGCGAATAAATCAGGGGTGCGCTCGCAAAGGTTCAACCTTCTGTGCTTTTTTAGATTCATAATAACGCTTGATACGTTCCTTCTTTTTGGTTGGGTCAAGTCTGCTCGCAATATGAGCTCTGTTATCTTTTTGATAATTTCGGCATTTTTGACATGACTTATACACGCGATCCTCGGTCTTAAAACAATCGTCGGGCTTTACACAGCGGCACGACATACATTGGAGCATTAACCTATTATACGCTTTTTCTTTATATAAGAATTACAATATAAAGACTCAACCCCAACAAGTTACAAATCACAATTGTACAAGGGGAATGTGGCAATTAGGTACTGGGTTTTTCAAACCTCTGTGGCTCCTAAGGATAAAACAACACATGGGCGGTTTTTGGCGGTGTTTTTTTTTATGAAAAGGTCCATAACTCAGTAACTAACTGCCACAGTAGATTTGTTGATTTGTAATTATTTATTTTTTATAAAAGGTAAACAGACTTGGCACCGGACTTCTTTGCTGTAAACCTGATTTATAAAAAATACAATATAAAGACTATAATCACACTATATAAAATGAGCCAACGCGTAGAATATACTGAATCCAATCGGCCGCTATCGAACGCCCTATTATGCCACCAATTAGCCGTATGGATACTCTTGTGCCCGCCCGACAAGTTTGAAAACGAATTACTTTTAAGCATACTGTCCGCTTACTTTAAAAAAACGAAATTATACAATCAACGCAAGGACGAGTCGTTGTCCAATAAACAATATTCCATTCTGTATAACTTACATTCTAAGTGGCGTGTCTCCAATTGCTTCGAGTTTGAGAATTTAAAATTTCAGTGTATCCTATGTAAAGACTGGTCGGTCTCTATTCGAAGTGCGTCCGGTCAACTATGTCCAGAGGTCTATTTTGAGACAAAATCGGCAGGCGTGTTAACGAAAGACGAGTTTGTAGAACTTCACGGATCTCTTTGTAAATACGCCGCAAATCTGTTACCAAGCCAGGACGAAGACTTCCTTTAAAAAGAATATAAAGATTTTTTTATCTAACAGTATAATAATGCCACTATCTAAGTACCAAAAAAATCCGAGCATCACAGATTATTATGTATGGTGCTCGATGTGTGTCCAATATTTCTTCTTCACCGCACCCAACTTAAAGGACAACTCGATATGTTATTGCGATGTGTGTGATGCTGGTGTGCGTTACGCGAATATTGAAAAGCATCTGACCACGAGCAAGCATCTGCGAATGGATCGCGGAGAGCGTCCAAGACGCCGATCGCCGAGAAAGGCAAAAGCTTTTTGACTCCAATATATAAAATTGAAGTTAAAATTGAAGTAGGTATTCCTTATGCTGCTCGTCATACAGTCGACCACTCTGGACGTATTTGCCACAGGCATAATTTTACGCCGTCTGAAATCAGGACGATGGAAAGAGATCCCCAATTCACCCAATCACGGGGCTGGATTCAATGTCATTTATGTTGACAAAAAACAGTTTATGCGTTCGCATGTCATAGCTAGGTGTTTTCTGGCTGGATTCCCAGACAAGGGTGCGTATATATCTCACACGGACGGGAACCGATTGAACGCAAATCTATCGAATCTAGTGTGGCGTTATACTCAGGATCGAGACGGACCGCGAGCCAAGACCTTGTTTATTTCCATGACCCATTTATTTGGGGCTCATGTTGTAACCCTCGAAGGCGAGACCGTACATTTAACCTTAGATCATACGTCCGAACACTTAAGCCAATCGTTAAAAGAAGGTTCTGACATTCTGTTAAAAATTTTAAGAAAATACAATCGTACCTTACGATGGCTTGACGAGAACAGAGTCTCTTTATAGGGTCGAAATTATAGGTTCTTTATTTTTTTATAGTCGCGTACCTTTTGGGGTTCCGTCTGCGTGACCCAGTTTGCGAATCCACACGGTTCGGGATTTTGGGTAAATCCGCTTCAAGTTGCTGAACGAACAGTTCAATCGGTCCAAATCTATGTGATGGAGATAGCCGCAGTCGTCTGCGGCGAATAGAGGATCGAACGCGAACATCACCAGTCTTGCCCGCGTGATCTGAAATTTCTTGTGTATCTGAATGATATTGTACCCGCACTTGGTGTTTTTAGTATTGCGTACAACACTCCACCGACCCGTGGTTATGTGTTTACGATGAACCACGCCTGTCACGAACACGCGAAAATTGACTCCCGCTATAGTGATAAACATTGTGTGAATCGTAGGTGAATGGATAACAAAATTAAATTTCAATTTTTAATTAGGCAGTTAGACTCCTATTCAATATAAAAACAAACATAAACAATACGCACATAGTAATATAATATGCCAGTCGACTACCAACAAGGAAAGATTTATAAGTTATACATTAACGATTTGGTCTATATCGGCAGCACGGCTCAACTACGACTATCCATGCGGATTGGACAGCATAAAAACAAATACAAACATTGGAAGGAGAATGGTGAAAAATATTACTCTTCCTTTGAGTTATTTAAAATAGGCGTCCCAACGATTGAGTTGATTGAACTGTTTCCGTGCGATTCCAAGGACGAATTGAATGCCCGTAAGGGTTATCATCAACGTGCGAACGATTGCGTCAATATAAAAAAAATGGGGCGGACACGCGCGGAGTATGTGGAGTATAATGAAGCGTGGCGGCAAGCGAATAGACCACAGATTAACGAACGAGAGAGGGCTCGTTATGACGCGAATAAACCACAGATTAAGGCGAAACGGTTCGCCATCAAGCGGACGGAACGCCTCACATTGTTTATTCAAAACCACCTCGAATGTATCCAGCAACCCGCAACCGTTGCCTAAAATATAATCGCAGTTCAATAGGTTCTATAGTTTGAACTCATTCGTCTTCCATGGATTCCGCCGCGTCTCTAAGACAATGGTCGTAGCGCTTCCTACATAGCGGGCATACTTTTGGTTTCAAACTGGACTCGCATATTTGGCATAAACTATGACCACAGCTGGTTTTTGTTTTACATTTTTCGAGACACACAGAACAGTCTTCGTACGAGGTAGTTATGTTATCCACGACAGGCAACATCATCAACAGATCGTACGCCAGTGAAGGACACGCACAGCAGACGAGTCTGTCTCGAGACCTATCATAACGAAGCCGTCCGACTGACTCCACAAAAGCTTTGATATCTGTCGCGGATCTAAATTTTACTTCATATAACCAGTCACCGGTCCATTCGCTTTCAATACCCAGTCTCATGAGCGTAGGACCAGACGCTAGCTTAGACAGATTACAACAAACATACACGCCATCGACTTTGTTGATCCAAACCGTTTCCACATAGTTCAAATCCTTTTCTTCAACTCGCGACCACATGGCTTCGTAGGCTTCCATTGGTCTACCTACGACTCCATAATTTAAATCAATTTTAATATAAAGATCCTAAAATAGAAAATATAATCGCCGTCAGGTTCTATAGTTTGAACTCATTCGTCTTCCATGTCACGCATAAAATGGTCGTAGCGCTTCCTACATAGCGGGCATACTTTTGGATTCAAACTGGACTCGCACACCTGACATAAACTATGACCACAACTGGTTTTTGTTTTACATTTTTCGAGACACACCGAACAGTCTTCGTACGAGGTAGTTATGTTATCGGAGACAGGCAGCATCATCAACAGATCGTACGCCAGCGAAGGACACGCACAGCCGACGAGTCGATCCCGAGTCCTATCATATCGAAGACGACCAACTGACTCCACAAAAGCTTTGATATCTGTCGCGGAACTAAATCTTACTTCATATAACAAGTCACCGATCCAATCACTATCAATAACCAGTCGGAGGAGCCCAGACGATAGCGTAGATAGAGTACAGTGAACAGACACGCCGTCGATTTTGTCGATCATAAACCCTTCACCATAGTTCAAATCCTTTTCTTCAAATCGCGACCACATTGCTTCATAGGCTTCCATTCGTCTACCTACTACTCCATTATTTAAATCAATTTTAATATAAAGATACCTTTTGAACTCATTCGTTTTCTATGAATTCTTCTATGAATCTCACATCATAGTAGTAGCTTGTTCCACATACGGGACAGACTTTTGGATTCAAACTGGACTCGCACACCTGGCACAAACTGTGTCCACAACGGGTTCTTGTTTTACATGTTTCGAGGCACACCGAACAGTCTTCGTACGAGGTAGTTATGTTATCGGAGACAGGCAGCATCATCAACAGATCGTACGCCAGCGAAGGACACGCACAGCCGACGAGTCGATCCCGAGTCCTATCATATCGAAGACGACCAACTGACTCCACAAAATCTTTGATATCTGTAGCGGATCTAAATTTTGCTTCATATATCGAGTCACCGGTCCAATCGCTTTCAATAACCAGAAAGAGCCCAGACCGCCGCGTAGACAGATTACAAGAAACAGACACACCGTCCACTTTGTAGAGCCAAAACGATTCTCTATAGTTCAATGTATTTGCTTCAATTCGTGACCACATGGCTTCGTAGGCTTCCATTCGTCTACCTACGACTCCATAATTTAAATCAATTTTAATATAAAGATACCTCTCCATTCCTATATATGTCCAAATCGGATCATTTAACAAAACACGACCGTCTACAGATGAACCAAGCTTTTTCTGACGGTCAATGGACAGAGTATGTTCGTTTTTATACCAAATTCTTAACAGGTCAGCCTTTAGTCGGCAAAGCCCTACGGACCAACGCAGCTCGTAACGACACGGATGTGTATTTCGTACATGCCCCCGCGATCGTCACCATATATTACACGCAAGACGGCTGCCGTCGGATCAAGCGGGTTCGGGCTAAATCGTTTATAACATCGATATATAATTTAATATAAAGACATATTTCGTCTATAGACTATGAAGTTTGAATATACAAGCCAAGCCGTCGTTCTAGAAGTGGACATGCCGTTTGCTGTAGATTACGAATACGAAAACGGTAAACCTTCTAAGAACTTCGTGGTCAATATTGACGAATCCAATTTAGACCAATGTTTGTCTACCGATCATCACTTGTACGAACTTTTAAAAAATCCAATGCGGAAGTTGTATATGGATATCGACCACATTCGTTGGACCGAGGAAGAACTGAACGCAGCGGTGCGGAATATATCCTCCTTGGTTGAAAACGAATTACATAAGACCTTGGATAGAAACGAATTGGTTGTGTTGATATCAGGAAACATAGAAAGTGTTCATTTGATATTCAATGACGTCGTGATGAATTACAAAGAACAACATTTGCTGATGGACGCGATAAACGACCAATTGACCTTTACTATAGATACGGCTGTGTATACATCCAATCGTCAATTCCGTTGTATTCATCAATCCAAAAAATACAAACCAAATGCCACGCCCTTGATCGCGTATACGCAACACAATCAGGTCGACTTTAACTTGTTCGATACCCTTGTTGGTCAATACAAGGACGGATTGGAGTGCTCCTACGCCCAAAAACCGACACCAAAAAAAACACAATCCGGCTTTTTGACCCCGACCGGCGTCGTGACTCATTTTTTAGAGGTTCGTTACCCAGCCATTTTTGAATCCAACAAGGGTTGCTTCTGGAAGCATATCACGCGCATTCTATTCGAGTTCCCGGACATTTACCCCCTGGACGATTGGTTGCGTTACTCGGCGAACGAACTGTTTAGTTACGAAGACAATTTACAATATGTTTCGAAGTTAACGGGGTCCAATTACGACGACGACCGTTTTTTGTATGTCATATTGAATACAAAATTAGGACAAGACGTATATTATAGTTCACCCAGAATATCGACGATTCGCACACAGACCTTTTTAAAGAAGCATTTCTCTGACGAGGTGGTGGCTGTATTGTTGGATCACATTTACAACTCGGACAAGCTAGACCCTGTCCGATTTACCAACCACAACCAAGATTTTTTTATGGATTTAAAGACGGGCTTCATCACAGGACCAAATTTAAAAATAAATTGTTTTTACGATTACTTGGACCTAGTCGAATACGAACATACTATATTTTTAAACAACATTGAAGAAGCCAAACACAAGCTACACGCCTTTTTTAAATCCGACCATCCTTTGTTTATATTGAAGTCTGCTTGGGCGACTGGTAAGACACATCACATTTTGAAAGAAGCCATAACGATTCAATCCAATAGTCGTATATTGGTCATAACCAGCCTCAATTCGTTAAACGCTACCAATACGAATGAATTTAATAAACACTTGGACTCTTTGGGCTGCTCCGAACGATTTGTATCCCACCAGGAAAAAGACAAAACAATAAAACTCCATAAAAAGGTCGTGTGTTCCATTCAATCCATCGCAAAATTAGACAACAAGCGTTTCGACCTTGTTTTATTAGACGAGTCAGAATCGGTGCTGGGTGCGTATTATGGGCACAAGACGTTTCCGGGTCCAGTCAAAGACGCATTCGATTCGTTGAGAAGTATTTTGACCAAAGCAAAAAAGATTTTGGTTATGGACGCCGATGTATCCGAAGCCAAATTGACACTATTACAGGACATGATAAAAACGACAGCCTTGGTGTATAAAAACAACACAGTCTCTTTCCAGACGGTTCAATTTAGTATTCATACCAATACGATCGAAGACTATTACAAACAAATTGCTCAAGAGCCAGGTCGACTAGTGATTGCGTGTGCGACCCAGTCGTCCGCTCAAGATATTCTAAATATTTTAGGGAATATCATGTATAAGAACGAAGACTTTAAAAAGAACAAGGCGTACGTCCAATTAATCGAGACCTATTACACCAAACGCGTCATATTATATATTGACCGCGACGGTATCTTTGTATACAGGTCGAATGGAACCTATCATGTCGGGACCGAGTACAAACGCGAAGACGTCTTCGAAAATATAGAAGCCTTTATACTGCTTCACCAGATTGACCTATTTATCTATTCTCCTACGATTACAACCGGCATTTCCGTCAACGCGGTCTATTTCGACAAAGCCTTTGCCATATCGTCTCATCGAAGCGTCAACGCATTAGAATTTGTCCAAATGTTGATGCGCGTTCGATACTATATAAAAAACGAAATCCATATATGGGTAGCGTGTCCCTTATTCAAGCGCGATGGCAGACAATCCGATCCCGACCAAGTCACCAAATCGATGCGGTCACGAATGCGGTTTATGAACGAGTTATCGTTAAAATCTGATCAGGTCACGCAAGAAATTATAGACTCCTTAAACGATCGACACGCGAGAGGCGAAGAGCGAATCCTAAATGACCCGTATGTGAAATTACAAATGATTAATGTAATCAATCAAGAAAACACCCGAAAGAATTTCGTATATAACTTTTTGTATACTTTACAATACCATAAGTTAAACTATACATACGATACATCTTGCTCGATTCTAGCCGCCGATAGTGTACAGTTAAAAGAAAACAGGGCGATTATGAAACAAAACTACTACGACGATTGGTGTAAGGTAGACCTAATGAACCTAAAAGCCTATGTCGTAGAGCATAGTCGTCACCTGTTAAAAAATAAAAAGCTTTCTGGACTCATGGAATGGTGCTTACCCCCAACAGACGATGCCTCGTATATAAAAACAAATCGACTCGTTCATTTGGTCAATCTATCGCATAGAAGTCCACTCGTAGATCGGTGTTTTCGACTGATGGAGTCGACCGAATCGTTTGAGGATACACTCGAAAATAGAATAGTCGATATGGCTCAGGAATTAGAAGGCACGGTATATGACGGAAACGATGTAAAACTGAAGCCTATGTGCGAGTGGATAGACACTTTAACCCACGACGATACGATTTTTAACGAATTACTTCGATCCTATGACCTATACGAGTTATGGAATGTATACATACACGACCATAAATTCGGGCTGTTAATGGCGGCGCGTAGCTTGACGCCTATCCTACGGTACACCGAGAATCTAAACACCGACCGTTTCAATCTCAAACGAGTCGCACAAAAGAAAGACGAAGGTATAGAAGAGCCCAAGTTTAAATACGAAATAAACTTTACAGACAAAGATGAGGCAAAAATATCGAATCAGTTGCTAAATATTATACTAGTCCATTTTAACATACACTTACGAAATCCACGAGTACTACGCCTAACCAACAAGGACTTTAAAACCATATTACAAAAATTAAAAATTAAACTACCAGGTCTGAACACTTGGATCCAATTGTCCAAGCAACAAGACAATTCGTTCTTCAAGCACCTATTAAAAAAGATTGATTATAATGTTATGTATGAATCAAAACACACCACCGGTCCGAACGATGTGATGGTTATAAGCCCCAACCAGCTGGTACACAGTACCTATTTCATAGATTATGGTATAAAAAAGGGATGGAAAAAATCAAGTCAACTCGTATTCACAGACCAATCTACGATTATGTCACCACAACCGTTGACCGCGACCGAACAACAAATAATGACTCGTACACGCAAGACGACGAAAGACCTGAACGCGGTGTGTCAATTTAAGATGCTAGAGGCGGGTGAAGTGGAGATTCGCTATGAAAAACCACCCGCACCACCCGTTACATTTCACTTCAATGTTTTAAAAATTGATATATTTCGCCCGTGTTTTTACAACCCACTCATGTATCGACTCTACAACCCGACCGATACCTCGACCGAATTAATCGTCCGCAAGAATAGGAATACAACCAAAAAAACCATTGCTTTACAACACGACCAAGTTACCGTGTTTAATAACGGAAGTAAGACGATAAAAACAATCACCCGTCCCTATTCGTTTATACGACCAACACTTGACATTATTCCACTAAAAACGGAAACGAACGAGATCCGCGAAATATGTTCCGATGTTCTAAACAATATCATAAACAATATTGTGATAAGCCATGAACTCAAACATCGACAAAAATCAAGAGCCGTCTATTGAAACCATAAAG